GATTGGGCCAAGCGAATGAATGACGGCTACGAGGTCGCCGGAATCATCGAACTGCTCTCACAGACCAACGAAGTCCTTGAGGATATGTTGGTTATTGAGGGTAACTTGCCCACCGGCCACAAGACTACAGTACGCACAGGTCTCCCACAGGCGACTTGGCGCTTACTGAATCAGGGCGTCCCAAACGCCAAGTCAACTACCGCTCAGATCGTAGACACCTGCGGCAACCTCGAAACCTATGCCGTAATCGATAAGGATATTGCAGACCTGAACGGCAATACCGCCGAGTTCCGACTCTCTGAGGTCAAGGCGTTCCTTGAAGGCATGAGTCAACAGGTTGCCGCAACCATCTTCTACGGTAATCAGTCAACCAATCCAGAGCGTTTCACTGGCTTTGCGCCTCGCTACTCCACTAAAACTACAGCGAACGCCCAAACCGCAGTGAACGTTCTCGACGGTGGCGGAACCTCCAACACCAACACTTCGCTTTGGGTGGGGGTCTGGGGATCGGATACTTGTCATGCTACCTTTCCCAAAGGAAAAGTTACCGGGCTACAGCACCGTGATATGGGAGAGTGGCCGGTCCAAGATACCGCTGGTAACACTTACCAAGCCTATCGGGATCACTTCAAGTGGGAGATTGGTCTGGTCCTCAGAGACTGGCGTTATTGGGCGAGAGTTGCAAATATCGACGTTACTCAGCTCACCGGCGTCAGTGCGGCAAACCTTATTAACCTCATCATCCGCGCTCTGTACAGGTTACCGACTGCTCCAGCCTCGGCCACCACGATCCAGACCTCAGACACTCCAGAGGTCCGTGCGGATATGGGACGAGCCGTGATCTACTGTAATCGTGTCGTTCGGACCTACCTCGACCTTCAAGCCATGAACAAGACCAACGTCCTGTTGCGGATTGAGGAGTTCGAGGGCAAACCAGTTACCACGTTCCGTGGCATTCCCATTAGAACGTGCGACGCTATTCTGAACAACGAAGCTCAAGTAACGTAGGAGACCATCATGATCCTCGATGGACAACTTCTCTTCACTGGTAACACCGTTGGAGGCGCCACGCCCTCCTACGTAGATGTTATCGCTGCTCAGGCGAACAGCACCAATATCATCGACCTGCACATCGCAGCGCCTCCAGGCGTCCCTGTGCTGGCCTCTGGTCAAGGTGCTCGAGACCTCGGCATCGGCGACGATCCGGCACTAAAGATGCTTGTTCAGTGCGTTGGAACATTTGCTGGCGGAACGTCGATACAGGTAGCCCTCGCGGGCGCTCCTGATAACGGCTCCGGTGGCGCTGGTGCTTTCACAGCTTGGTGGACCTCGCCAGTCGTTGCTTTGGCGAGCCTCCTTCCTGGAGTTCGTCTCTACGATATGGACGTACCAAGGCCGCCGCCAGGTGTAGGCGTTCCGAGGTTCCTCCGTCTTAACTATACGATCGTTGGGACCTTCACTTCGACAGGTACAGCAGCCGGTCCTAATTCGTGGCTGTTGGGTACGATTGCGCTCGACCGCTTCGACCAGATGTTCCAGGGGACTCTCCATGATCAGTTCATTGGTGGGTATCCTCCTGGTGTTGTTGTGGCGAACTGATGCGCGTCCCGTTCAAGTTCACGATGGTGGGGGCAGCGTTTGCTGCCCTTGCCCTCGGCTATGGGGTGTGGGCGCAGCCCATAGTTCAGAACGCACTCTCTGGCAATGAATGCTGGAACTCCGGCCAAGGCCCCGGCGGGCCGTCCACTGGGTTTGTCTGTTCCTACCAAACGCGCAGCAGTTGGGGCTACTATCTATCGAACGCAGCGGTTCTATCGCCGAACCCGCTGCAGCTCACCCCACAGCAAAACGCTGTGGTCATGTCTGCGCAAATAACGCCGACGGCCTCAGCATTCAATATGCCATTGACTCCGGTCGATGGCGCCATCGTCAGCTTCTGCAACGTAACGAACGCTGCGTTCACTACAACGGCGGTGACTATAACAGTGACAGCGCCACAAGTGTTTGCAACTGGCGCTAACACTGCCTTGACTACCCTCGCTGCGCGCACTTGCGTAAAGCTCATGTATACAGCCTCCAACACAACGTGGAGTCAGGTCCAGTGAAACGCCTTCTCCTTGCGCTGGGGCTTTGCCTAACCCTTGGCTCCAGCGCCCTTTCCCAAGGTCCAATAGTTGGCCCAGGAAACCTTCTTATCTGTACCAAGATCGCGCCAATGCCTGCTGGTACGACCGGCCTTCAGCAGATCGTCGCTGGTGTTGCTGGGCAAAGCATCTCAGTTTGCGGATGGCATATTACTAATACCGCCGCCACAGGTACGTTTGCGTTCTCAACTGGCACTGGCTCTAACTGTGGCACCAATACAGTAACGCCAATCCCAGCACAGAACGTAAACTCTACTGCTCCCTCGGCAGATCACATTGACTATGTAACCCTGACCCTTCCAGCCGGTAATGCGCTGTGCGTTAACTTTAGCGTTGCAACGATTGCTGGAATCGTTTACTATACTCAGTTCTAGGAGAGTGTAGTGACCCTTAGAGTTACCCACGCCTTCGTCTCCGCAATCGCCGACGACCCTGTTGCGTTGGCTGCTGGCGAGGTCTGCACACAATCGCACTGGAACGCACAACACAATCTGACCGGCATAGCCGCTGTTGGCCAAGGCGGGACAGGTATATCCATAGGCGTGCAAGGCGGCATTCCTTGGTTCAGCTCACTATCGACCATAGCAGCGACAGACGTGCTTTCTGCTTCGGCACTCGTCCTCGGTGGCGGCACAGCCGCAGCTCCCTCCACGCCCATCGGTCTTGGCACGACCACGACTGTTCTCCATGGCAACCCCGCAGGCAACCCGTCATGGGGACCGGTCAACCTCTCGACAGACATCACTGGCCAATTAGGTCTTGGCAGCTTAGCCAATGTCGCCGCCAATAGTTTCCTCGGCAACAATACCGCCAGCCCTGCGCCGCCAGCCTCCCTGACCCAAGCCCAGGCCACCGCGCTACTTAACCTCTTCACCTCCACCCTCCAGGGCCTGGTCCCGGCTTCGGGTGGAGGTGCAGTCAACTTCCTGCGCGCAGACGGCTTATGGGTCACTCCATCTGGAGCTGGCAATGTCAGCGGCTCCGGCGCCAACACCCAAGTCACCTACTGGACCGGCACTTCAAACATAGCAGGCGCCGCAGGCTTTACCTTCATTACCCCCAGCGCACTGACCATTGGCCAGGCTGGCGTCAGTCTCGGCACCATCGCCTTCGCCAATGCCACTTCCGGAACCATCACGCTGTCCCCGCCAACAGGCGTTGGCCTTGGCGCCAACACCCTAACCCTTCCCATCGCCACCGACACCCTGGTCGGCAAGGCCACAGCTGACATCTTCACCAACAAAACCATAACCTCCACCACTATCACCTTTGGTGGTGTGACCGCAGGCTTCGGCGCCGATGCCACTGGCGATGTGTATTACCGGAACCCAGGCGGCCAGATCACTCGCCTTGCCATCGGCGCGACCAACCAGGTCCTGACCGTTATCGCTGGCCTGCCGGCCTGGGCAGCCTCAGCCGGAGGCGGCACAGTCACAGGAACCGGCGCAAACACTCAAATCTCCTATTGGACAGGTACCAACAGCCAAGGCGGCGACGCCAGCCTCACCTACATTACCCCTGGCGCAGTCACTATCGGCCAGGCAGGTGTGCACGTCGGCACATTGGCGTTCGCCAATCTAACCTCGGGCACGATTACCCTAAGCCCGCCAACCGGTGCACTAGGTGCCGTTACCTTGACTTTGCCAGATGCCACCGACACCTTGGTGGCTCGCACGACCACCGATACCCTGACTAACAAGACACTGAACAGCATAACTGACGTTCTCGGTGGCGTCACCATGACTCTCGGCGCTGACGCGCCCGGCGATACCTACTATCGCAATGTTTCCGGCGTGCTGACGCGCCTTGGCATCGGCACCGCAAGCCAGATCAAGGCCGTTTCCGGCGGCCTCCCGTCGTGGCAGAACATCGTAAGCTTCCTAACCGCTGGCTCTGGCATCACCATCACTGGCACGACCAACGCCACGATCAGCGCCACCGCCTCCGGCGTCACCGGCACAGGTGCCAATACTCAGGTCACATACTGGACCGGCGCAACTACGCTCACCGGGGACGCCTCGTTCACCTTCGTCACCCCAGGCTCGCTAACCCTTGGTCAGGCCGGGGCGAGCGTCGGGTCGATCTCGTTCGCCAACGCTACTTCCGGGGCGGTCAAGCTCTCCGTACCGGTCGGCGCGCTAGGCACTCCCACCCTAACCTTGCCAATCGTTACCGACACCCTCGTCGGGCGGACAACCACCGACACCCTGACCAACAAAACCCTAGCTTCGACCACTGATACCATCGGTGGCGTGACAATGGGCTTGGGTTCCGACGCTACTGGCGATATCTACTACCGCAGCAATCTAGGCGTCTTAACCCGACTTGCGATCGGCGCAGCAGCTCAGGTCCTAACCGTCACTACCGGTCTGCCCTCCTGGGCTGCGGCAGCCGCCACGCCACCTGGCGGCGCAAGCACTCAACTCCAATACAACAACGCCGGAGCATTCGGCGGTATCACTGGTGCCACGTCCAATGGCACAGCAGTCACCTTCTCCTCCGGCAACCTACTCCACGGTGGAGCAACGAGTGGAACAACCACCCTCAACGCATCCGCTGTCGCTAGCGGTACGCTAAC